AATAAACAAAATATTCATACTAAATTGACTAGTGCATTGTCAACTATAACTTTACAAGCTGGTGATGCGGAATACTATGATGTTGATGATTATAGTAGAGAAGATGCTATACGAGATTGTATGGCAAACATTAGAGCAAGTAGAATTGATGGCGACTATGAAGAATATAAAGAAATGTTTATAAGTGAATTAAAGTGTCTTGGAATTTATAAATTGAAGAATGGAAAGAACTGGGAGAATGAAACTTTAACAGCACAAGAAATGTATTATTTGATAGAACCAGAAATGGAATCAGTAATTAATAAGGAAAAATGTTGGAAAGGTCTTTGCTATGCAGTATTTGGAGTTGCAACAGTTAGCATGCTAGGAGTAGCAGCAGTAGGCGTTTATAAATTGATTAAATCCATTATTCAAATGTTCCTTAGTGGCGTTAAGGCTGCTTTCCAAGGACAAGCATATGATAATACTCCTAGGCATAAGAGTAAACCAGTTGGTGTTGTTCTTCAGAATGACGAAGATAAATTACGTAAATTGCGACGGAATATACGTGTTATTTGTATCGTAGATATTGAAGATGAGTCAATTATGTGTTCTATGTATTGTTTAACTTTTGAAAGTAAGTTTATAATAGTAAATCGACATTTTATTGATTCATGGCGTAGGAAAAGGAGTTCAGGGATGAATGTTAATATTGAACTTGAATTGATTAATAGTATTGGTGACACTTTACGAATGGAAAAGGTTGCAATAAATGAAGCTATGATCAAAGATATTAAGAATGACCAAGGAACATCATGCGATTTATGTTTGGTTTATTTATCTAACGCCAATATAAATGGAGCAGGGAAAATACGACAGTTTATACCAACTCGTAATGAATTTGTACAAATGATGAAAGGTAAAGATATAGAAGCCACAATTATAGGTAATGAAAAACAAGATGATATTGATGTAGTTACAAAAATGCGTTATGAACTAGTCACAGCAGATGGTGATGATATGACGATGATCCTTAGTACATTTTGTGATGGTATAACTAAAAGTGGAGATTGTGGTAGGCCATATTATTTTAATAATAATGTGTCCAAGCCTTTATACGC